CGTTCCAGTTCTTGTTGACCCAGCCCCACTTACTGCTGCCGGCCGTCTGCTCGTATATACAGAGCTTGCCATCCTGGTTGGTATAGGTAACGACCTTCTTGCCGTTGTCCGGGTCGATAGCCAGGCCTACACCGCTCCTGGCATTCGATCCAGGGTCCACGACTCCACCATTGACGCAGATGTTGCCGTTAGGAGCGATGTAGGCATAGTACTGCTTGCCCTGATAGAATGCTACGTCCGATGACACGAGAATTCCTCCTGGTGTGGTACCGCCTCCGGAGCTTCCACCTTTGGCGCGCTTGATGACCTCATCGATCGGGAAGCCGGACCCGCAGTCGACATGGCCGGAGCCCATCGATCCGAAGTTGACGTGCTGAGCGATTCCCTTGACCGTTCCGGACTGGGCCTGGGAATTGCTGAGCTTGGTATACGGGATACCGTACTTGGCGCAGAGATACCGGAGCCAGTCGGCCGCATTGTTGAGAAGGATGTTCTTGCCCATCCAGGTCGAATTCGACCACGAGGCATAGGCGCACATCTCCAGGCTGATACAGAAGTTGTTGGCGTTCCCCTGGGTCCACGCCTTGTGGTTCTCATACACGTAGGCTCCGAGGAGCCCGGCCGATGAGTTATCGGCTCCATGATGGCTGGAACATGCCGCCGACGACTGAGCGAACCAGTTGCCTAGTGCCTCGATAGTCATTGCGCCTTCCGTGGTATGAAAGGCGATGACGTTGTACGGACCTCGCGAGGAGGAATAGTTGGGTGATGGCATCCACTTCTCTTTGATAGCCACTAGTCTTCCTCCTCCGGCTCCGGTTCGGTATCGTCCGGCTCGCCAGGATGATCCCTGCGCCACTGCGCAAGAGACTCCCGGTAACCCCGGAGCCTTTCACGGGCATCCCGGGGCATTTCCTTGCCCTTCCAGCCCCAGGGCTCGCTCGCCTCCTCATCGGGCTCCGGAGCCGGTGGGACCTCCTCCAGGTCCACCTCTCCGCGCCCCAGCTCATCGGAGTCGAATAGCTCATCTCGCAGCACGCGCCGGACTGGGTACCCTTCCGGCCTTTCCCTGTCTCGCCTGAACATGCGTCACCTCCATGACCGATTCTACGCCTGCCCTAATGGACAGCTATAGCTTGTGGAGAATATCAATGGCCGTCCGGATAGCAATGTATATAGAGACTACCCATATCAGGAATGCGACTCCTATCCATATCACATTGATGAGCCATTGAGGGAGCGCGGTGTGCTCGCCTTCCTTCAGCGGGGTAGTCGAGAAATGGATATGCACCATTGCGCTCCCTAGACAGTAAGGAATCCGTACTGATCGTCCAGTGCATACCGGCCGTATATGCCGATATTGTTAGGTGATAGCGAGGTCGGCAAGCCGACAACAACGAGCGTCCCGTTATTCTTTATCACCATCTTGGGCGTAGCCGGAGCGGCGATGTCGAGAGGCACGGGCCACTGCTGCCCTAGGTTGGTGGAAGTCGGCCGGTAACGATCGGGCAGGGTGGCGAATGTAACGTTGTTGTAGTTGCCTGCTGGCGATGGAGTCTGGATCACTCCTGCTATCTCCACAAACGCAATATCATTGCTGAATCGGTACTGCGGAGGATTGGAGCCAGCAATCGACCCGATAAAGGCACCGGACAGCGGCCGCATATCGTGCCAGCTATCGTTGGTTACCCTCCGGTCATCGATGAGCGTCGTCAGCGCTCCGGCCGATGTCGAGGTCCAGTGGCAGACCGGGTAGTCCCAGATACCCGTAGGAGTCTGGGTAATCGGAGGGATAGCAGGCGAGCCGGACGGCGTGCCGGTAATCACGACCGGCTGGACCACCGTAGGCGCAGACGTAGCTCCCCGGTTCAGCCGGATCACTAGACGGTCAATCCGGTTCTGCCCGGATGCGGCCGGAATGAGCGTGCTGACCGGAGCGTCGCAGCGCCAGAGCTGCCCCCGGATAGCAATGACGCCATCCGCGATCACGGCATTCCGGCCTCCGGTATCGAGAGAGGGAACCATAGCACTACCGATCGATGCGTCAATGGCATTAACGCCAGCCATTGCGCCCATCAGGTATTCCCATTCGGCCGTAGTCGTCATCTGGGTGAAAGCGCTAGGCCGTGAGTCGTAAGTAACCATTATATTCCCAGTCTCTTTTCAAGGGATTTGATACGGGCCGTGAGCTGACCGATAATACTGCTGTCTGTAGAGGTCGCGTCGGCCGACCGGCCTAGGTTCGGAACCACACTCATGGCCGGGTCCTGGCTAGGGTCGGCCGTAATTACAACGGAGCTAACAACGTCGGAGTAGCTCACACCAGGCACGACTTCGACAGTAACGAGGTCGCCAAGGTAGTAGTCCCGGCCGAACGTCAGGAATGGGGAGTCGGTCGGAGTCGCGCTGAGCGTCGGCCCGGCTGCCCCTGTAAGCAAGGCCGTCTGCGCCGCAGCCGCTAGGTTGTTCGCATCGCTATCGGAAGACTGATCTATATACTGCTCCGTGATATTCCACTGCGTGCGGGCAGTGGCCGTCCTAGAGACGAATGAAGCCGATCCCCGGACTAGGGCATCGGTACACGTTGGGTCGGTGAGCGATAGGTTCACAGAAGTCAGGTTACCGAGGTCCTGAGAGAACCAGGCCTTGTGGGTTAGGTCCCGGGGCACATAGATATCGAATAGGAGCCGGTGCCCGTTCCGCGATATCTTCAGGCCCATCCCGGTCGGTCCTCCAGCATTGTTAATCATCGTCCGGAGGATATCCATTAGGTTGAGGCTGAAGTTCGCCGCAAACTTAACCGTGTAGCTAATGTTCGCACCCCGGGCCGCATCGGTCGCGATATCGAGGAGCCCGTGCCGTCTTGCCGCGAGCGCTCCAGCTCCAGCATTCAGGTTCACGTAATGCTTGATAGCCGTCTCTAGTTTCTGGGCGCTAACGGCATCGGTAGCTCCGGCCGTCTGCGAGCCCCACGCCGCAGCCGGATTGGGATAGGCAATCTTGTTCGCGAGGATCGCAAGGTAATCGGCTCCGCTGAGGATGATGTATGGACCTGGTGAGCTGGCTCCTCCGGTACCTCCCTGCCGCGCATTCGGTAGCGAGTCGGTATAGCCCGGCTGTTCGCATTTCCCACCGAAGGTGAATAGGTTCCGCCAGTTAACCTCAACAATAACCTCACCAGCCTGTATCGCATTCCAGAGATCGTCCGAATAGGGCACGACCATAGACCACGAGCCGACCTGATTGTAATAGAGCTGAGCCGTCAGCGTAACAAACTGGATAGGCATGAGCGCGACGAGCGAGCTATTGAGGAGCTGGGCTGTAACGATCTCCTGTGAACCGGCTAGTGGATACTGGAATAGCGCAGACGGCTTGAGCCAGCCATCACCAAATGACGGAGTGCGCGAGCTAGCATCAATGATGACGACTTTGGTGTGAACGCCAAGAGCCCAGCTAGCCGTCGAGGAAAGGCCCGTTATCTTAAACGTGACCGGGATTGTCCCGTTTGCGGAGGAAGCCGTGGCCGAAAGGCCATTCAGGAATCCCTTGAGGATAAGAGCCCCATCGGCCTCCGAGGTCGTGGATGAGAACCCATCAACCTCGATTGAGCTAGCGGGCTGGATCTCGACTGCGATCATCGACTCAACGTTATGGTCCCAGCCGACGATCACGCTTCCGGTTCCGGAGGTAAGCGCTGTCCTCCGGCCGAATAGGCTCGCAAGGTTTGTATCCAGCGACCAGTCAACCGATATCAGAGGATTGGTGCCGCCACTCCCGGCTCCTACAAAGCTCCCGTAATAGTCGAGATCATAGCCAGGACCCGGGCCTATTGATATCGACTTGGCAGAACCATTCTGAAGCGCGCTGCCGAATCCGAGCCCGGTCAAGCTCTCCGTATGCGTCGCATTCTCATCCTGGTGATAATTCTTGATGCTATTGATATCGCTCGCGTTCCACGACCCGGGGATGCTAGTCCGGTTTGTATATCCGAGCCTGACCGTGAGCCCGGCATTGTACCAGGAATGCGTATTGGTGAGCCGGATGCTGACATTACCAATATCCACTCCGGCGAGGTCGGCCTGAGGATTCCCGCCGATAATGCCTAGGCTCTTGCGGGTGCCGTTAAATGACCCGCCAGAATCGGTCGTGCCGCCCTGAAGTAGGTCATTCCCAGAGTTTGTGATCTGCTGGTTATCATTCGATGAGGAATCCGAGCCGTGGAATGGCTGTGAATCCGATAGGTGATACTGCCGGTTACCGCTCTGGGAATTGACGAGGTCGGTCCAGGAATCGATGCTGGTACAATCCGACCGCACCGTAGCTCCGGCCGTAGACTTGATCCCGCCAACCATATAGACAATCGATCCGGGACCAGTCGGGGCTATTGAGGCATTGTAGCTGAATACCGCAACGGTATTCCCAGCTTGCGTATCATCGCCTCCGGTTAGGACCCTAGGCGCAAGGTGAACCGAAGCACGGCCGGTATTAGTATTGGTTGCGGTAATCGTCGTGGAGCCCGGAGCTACATCATAGTAGTGGAAATAGACCCCATGGAATTCGGAGCCGTTGGAGCTATTCGCGCTCAGCGTCCTCTTTGCGGCAAAGGTAGCTCCCCGGTTATCCCTGACAGTAACCGTCCCGCTGTAGGAATCGGCCGCAAGCTTCCAGGTTAGCAGAACAACGACAAGCGATTTGTCAGGAGGAGTAAAGGCCGCAGATGTAGCCGTCCCAGAGCTATTGGCTCCGCGACGGAGGACGGCCGGTGTACTCGAATGCTCCGCAAGAGTCGTCATGCCCGCAGCCACCTATTCCGCCAGGAAAGGCCGATGGTAGTCGCGAGCGTCGAGCCGGTCATCACGATGTTTATTGAGTTGTTCCCTGGGACTAGCGGCCATAGGTCACGAGGAGAGGACAGCACAAGGGAGTCCCATATGTTGGTCGCGGTAGTCGTATCAACAACGCTCTGTCTCCCCGGCTGCGTCACAATCTGGACTACGTGGCCGGCCGATACCGGGGATGACAGGGCAAATGACCGGCCGGTCGTCAGATTAGATAGGGTCGGAGTCCCAGGCCCGGTCAGCGTCCATACCGGGTAAGTGCTCTCGCCTCCGGTGTTAAGGATGTTGACTGCACCGATAACCGAGCCCGACGCGAACCGGATAGGCAGCAAGGGCAGAATTCCGGTAGCATTCGAGATCGCAAACAGGAGCTGGTTGACATCGACGTTATACCAGAATGGATCCGGAGTCTGGAGCGTAAAGGTATACAGGGTATTGTGAACTCCGACTTCTGGCGTATTGATACCGGAAGTCGTGTATACCTGGATCTGCCGGGTAGTCCCATCCGGCCTCTGGATTGATAGCGTCCCAAAGGCCGGGGCCATATTGCGCCGGTTATAGAAGGCGTGAGTAATCCGGTCCAGCATGTTGTAGTATGCATTCTCATCGTCAGCGGTAAACTCAGCATCACCAATCCTAGACCGGGCGATAAGAATTGCGACCACAATCGACCCGGGCTGCGGGATATAGAAGTTGGTATAAGCCGTTCCGTCGAGGAGCGGCGTTGTCTGCATCTGAACCGGCAAACCCTCGATTCCGGCTATCCCAGCGCACGCATAACCCTGCGATGCTGAATAGTCAGACAGGTTCCATTCCCCGCCATCCGGATCGATGTACTCAATAACGAGAGGAGTTGTTGTCATTACCGCCTCCTGCCCTGACGGTTAAGGTTGCCCTGAGTAACCGACATTGCCGCAAAGGCCGTCCGGACGTGCCCCTCAATAGCCTGTCCGGTAAGGCCGTCGAAATGGGCCACGTACATTGCGCCGCCATCGCCGCCACGAGCGGCTGCCCTAAGCTGATCGGCCGACAGGATAAGCTCGCTCTCGCCCGTCCTGTTAACGGCCATGGTAACTCCCGGAGGTAGCCAGCCACCTGTATCATATCCGTGCCCGGAGCCGACTCCCATCGAGCCTCGCATTAGCGATGGGCCATAGACCGTCCTCGCGTAGTTCAGCGCAGCCGCGACATTCGCGAGCGGGTCATAGATGTTGTAGCTCGTTCCGGCTACGTGATAGGCTGCGAACGTACTCCCAATAGTCTGCATTAGACCTCTCGATGGATCTCCGCGCTGAGCGTTAACGTCCCAGTTGTTAATCGAGTTGGGATTGCCACCCGATTCCGTCTGCATCTGATAGAGGACGCGAGGAGCTAGCGACTGCGGCAGGCCTAGCATTCCAAGAGCCTGCGCGACTACTCCGGCCCAGCGCGCAACCCCGGAGCCTCCTCCACCGAATAGCTTGCTGAAGAACCCACCCACCGAGGAGCCAATCTTTGTGAGGGTACCCCAGACAGCCTTGAGAGGTCCGGTGACATTCGTAGCGAGGCCGACAAAGAAGTCCTTCACATTAGCGGCTCCGTGCGCTATTCCCTTCAGGAGCCCGCCCATGATATGCTTGCCGGCGTCAATCGACCAGGCTGGAGGCGAGGCGATACCGAGTGCGTGAAGGATAGCGTGGGGCATCCCCTTGAACCAGGACACTACGTTATTCCAGGCCGACTTGATCCCATTCCAGAGGCCGTTGACAATCGCCTCTCCGACGCTAACAAGCCAGGTTCCGGCATTCGCTACTGCGCCTGATATCCTCCCCCGGATAGTCCCGAATAGCCGCACGAGGTCCTGGATGCCCCGGATCGCACGGCCGATCGTATTGTTCCAGACCATGTCCCAGTAATGGCCGGAATTAGCGACGATCTCATTAAGCCTCTGGTTGATACTCGCCCGGAGCCTAGCATGCCAGGCCGTTACGTCCTGGACTCCCCGGATAACACGGCCGATCGTATTACTCCAGAGGAGATTCCAGGCGCGAGCCGCATCACTCTGGAATAGGTGCCACTGATCCCGCATATTCTGGCCGATACGACTCAGCCAGTTCTGGATACCCTGGTGAATCCGGATGACCGCACCGATTGTATTGTTGTAGATGCTATCCCAGATATGGGCGATCTCGTGCCGTACTCCGTCGAACACAACGGCCGTCTGATGCATTACCGGCCAGAAGTGCTCGATGATATAGGCCGCTACCTTAGCCAGCCAGGCAATAGCCATCAGTGCGCCTTCAACAATCAGCGCAAGGAATTTGATAAAGCTAGCAAAGGCCTGAGGGTGCGCCGATATCGCATTAGCAACGGCAGTGATCCCGTGAGCTATCGCATTAGCAATACCGGGGACCTCCGGTGTCAGCGCTGTGAGGAGAGCCGAGAATGACCGGGCTATCGCATCAATGGATTCCTTCACGGCAGGCTGGGTGAAAGCCTCCAGGAAAACATCGGCAAACTCCTGGACCGGCCCGGCTATCATCTGCATGATAGCCTTGAAGAACGGAGTCATCCGGTCCATGATGATCCCGGCCATAGCAAGGATGTGCTGGAGTACCGGGACAAATGCCGCGCCGACTTCCTCAAAGTCCTTTTTGGCATTTGCCTTAAAAGCATCAAACTGCTTATTCAGCTTCCCGGTCATCACCGCGCCGATAACGCCAATACCGGTCAGCGCCCCACCGAGCCCCAGGACGATCCCACCCGCAATAGCCTGTCCGAGGAATGGCGCGATGCTAGCCGCAAGAGCCGCTACGCCAGCCAGGATATAAGGATTGGAGAGACCTAGGCTAGCGACTCCTCCCCCACCCTTAGCCGCTCCTCCGGCCGCATCCGAGCCCCCACCGAACATTCCGCCCAGGAGCCCGCCACGGCCTCCTCCCCCGGCACCCGCAATGTCATTCTTGAGGAGAGCTAGCTGGGAACGGGCATACCCGATATCGAACCGGACATTGATGCCGTCGGCCTTCCGGGCTAGCTGCCCTAGTTCTCCCTCGATAACAGCAAGCTCACGGACAGCCTTGTCCGAGTCAATGATGTCTGTCTTAGATAGCTCCTCCAGCCGGGCTCGCAGTTCCTGAAGCTTCCTATCGACCTTTGTTGAGTCGCCGTCTAGTTCGGCCTTTGGGAGAGCCTGGAGCGCTGCCTTCAGCCGTTTCCGGAAGTTATCAGAGAATGCGCCTGCGGATTCGGTACCGGCCTTTCCCATGGAGTCACTAATCTGCCGGCTCATGCTCTGGCCGACCTCCTGGCCGACCCGGGAGGAGGAAGGCACAAGCTCAGCACGGAGCCGGTTATTCCAGTTGGATGCGTCCGGGACCACTCCGACGCTAACGCTACCAACGAATATGTCGGCCATTACGCACGTCCTGTCAGTCTATCCAGCTTGTCCTGCGCTTCCTCCGGCGAGAGGCCGCGCAGTCGCGGATCAAGCTTCTGCGCCCGGGCCAGGTCTACGATCCGGCCGCCACCACGGCGAGCCGATAGGCCCGGCCTCCTGATGGGGAGAGGACGTGGTATGGACGTACTGGTATGCCCGGAAGCGTACATCCACCCAAGGTTCCGGATCTCATCGACCAGCGTAGCCATTAGCATCTCCACCGCGCTCCACGGAGCCGCTACCGGATCAGCCGCACGCCTCACAAGGCTGTCGTCCGGCAGCTCATTCCGTATTGCGGTATTCAGCGCACTCTCCGGAGGAAGGTGTTCCACGAATACAAGCAGCTTCCTCCAGCCGAATCCACCCGGCCTGAATAGGTCTAGGTAATCGATCCCATAGAATCGCTGGAGGTCTGCCTCTATCGCTTCCTGGAACGTCTCCGTGAGCCAGAGAGCCTTGCTGATTTTCCCTGGGTCAGCCTCGCCTGCCTACCGCATTCCGCGAATACCGCCTCAATCTGGAAGTTCTTGAGGTCGGCATCCATCCACGCCTGGTACTCCTCGTCATCCTCGATAACGGCACGGGCCCAGGAGTCCCAGTCACCGGTAGACGCTGCCCGCATCGCGGAGGAGGACCAGTCGTTTGCGTGGGTCACATGAACGACCGTCCGGTCAATCCGTACGGTAGTCGGCTGGCCCACAGACTCACGGCGTAGCGGTTCGCTGAGTACGTCAAGGTCAACATCGACCTCAATGTCATCGTCAGGCTCATCGGCCGGACGGAGATCGGCTTCACTCATCTCAGGTCCCGAAGTATGCGGTGACGTCCTGGCCGTAGTCGATATAGCGCTTGGCTACACCGGCCACCTGGTCCGTACCGTCATCGATGATGCCGGGATAGAAGGTCCATGTGATGTCGATGGACTCGATGTCAGCCTGCTGAACCTGGTCGTTGCCCCGGGCCGTGACCTTCGCGAACGGAGCGTACAGGCGCATGCTCTTGTCGCCGTCGATGCTGTCGAATATCAGGCTGTAACGGTTGTCGTCTGGCGGGTCCGGGATGACGTAGCTCGCGACGGTACCGGATACCGGCTTGAGCGGCGAGGAGGCCGTGGGGAAGATCGGCACGTCATCGTAGAGAGCCCGGACGTGCGGGTTGAGAGCCTCCAGGAAGGTAGCCTGGACGCTCTTGGAACCACCGGTCAGGATGCTCCGGATTGGCGTGAGGACTCCGGCCGCTGGCACATCCTTGATCGTCTCGTCCAGCTTGAAGATATAGCCGGAGGTATCGACCCAGCCGAGGCAGACATAGGTGCCTCCGGTAACGGCCGTCACATCCTCGAATGCGAGTGGGGCTCCGGCATTCGGGAGCCCGGCCCAGACGATAACGTCACCTGCTGCGTAGAGTAGCTGGTTGTCCTTTGTTGGAGCTGGAGTTGTCACTTTCCCTCCTACGGGTGAATCTGTAGTTCGTACGTGGCACCGTAATGCGAAATGTTGGGGTTGGCCTCCGGGAGTGGTCGAGGTCCGGCTATTGTGACGGCGTGCTGAATGACTCCATTCGTTACCTTGGTCCCCATTAGGGACTGGATGTCTGACTGGATCTCTCTCGCAGCAGTAGAGACGTTACCAGTTTCGGCTATAGGCCCAAATACATCGATATCAATAATCGGCCGATCAACATGAATGTCGCGGTTCGCTCCGGAGATCCGGTGGACCCGGGCAACAATTCCCTCCGGGTCACCGGCCGGCATGATCGTCACAAACCGGATATCCGGCCGTCTAGGCACAAGCGCGTATAGGACGGCCGACTCAGCGTCTGGGAATACCGGGACGGTCATATCACACCCTCTGGAATGCGGCGCGAGCTAGCACACGGTAGGGCTCCGCGCCCCAGCTAGCGTATTCAACATAGATGGCCTCCGGCGAGTCGTTATACACAACCGCCTCCGCACGGTCGTTAGTCGCTCCTCCGCGAGCCGATACCCGGATATGGAAGCTGCCCTTGTACCGGCCGGGATGCGGCCCGTTCTCATCGACCGGTGATATGACTTCGGCTCGCGTCCGGATCTCCTCCGCGTGCCTCAGCATAACATCCTGCATGAACGGAGCCCGTAGCATCTCGCCCACACCTCTGTGGTCCGGCCGGAAGGTCGCCGTCATACCGATACTCCCGTCACCCGGCTGAGACGTACCTGGATAGGCGAGGTATTGCCGCTGAACGGCGACACCCACGAGGAGATATCACCCTGAACCTCGTATCGCGAGCCGGCAACCTCGATTGCGTCAAGCGGTGATACCTTTGTGCCGAATGGGAGGTACACCACGAGATCGGTCGTTACCTGGTCCGTGAACTGGGTGAACTCGTTGCTCCCGGACGGCTGGACTACGGCCTGCGGTATCTGCTCCGGGCTCTCCGAGTAGGTATCGTTGCCGCGCTCATCGGTACCGGAGACCGTGCGCCGGATCAGCGTGATAGTCTGCCCATACGGGAAGTTAGGCACGATCGGCCTCCTCAGGCTCCGGGTCTGGGATCGTTACCTGAGTCTGGACTGGATAGCGCTCGCCACCCACGACCACAGCTCCGGTAACGATGACGATCATGGGATCGTGCAGGAGAACACGGCCGGGTCGGACGTACCCTGGAAGACCATCCCGGCCGCATCCGAGGTCGGCACCTCGAATTGCTCTGAGGCCGGAGGAGTCCCGGGCAGGGTCATGGTCGTTTCGACCTGGTACCGGGTACCTCCGATGACCGCCGCTCCGCTGACCGTCGCGCCGGACGGATCGACAGCGTCATTGCCGTCAACCGAGTAGGTGAAGGTGACGATCTGGCCGTGCGCCGGAGCGGTATCGTCGGCATTGATAGAACACGAGATGGGCATGTTACGTCCTTAGCTGTAGCGTTCCCTGGCTCTTGTGGTACTCCGCAAGCACTGTCTTCAGGCCAGCGTCATCTAGTGCTGCCTTGAGACCGGCTCCGGACGTACGCCGCATCGAGTAGCTATAAGCTCCGATGCTCTCCGACGCAAGCGTAGCAGACATGGTAGGAGTGGATAGCTCAGAAATGATAGCAGTACAAAGTACGGCAACAACCTCATCCGGAGTCTCCTCGTATCCGTGCGACCCAATAACCTGATATGAATTCGACCACCAGTTAGTCTCATACCAGAATTCAGGAAGGTTGATAACACCGGAATGGGTAGGCCCGGGAACGGTAATGGTATCGATGCTGTCGAACGAATACCAGGTAACCGGAATGTCTGGAATACCGGGCAGCCCAGACTTAGCAGTCACCGACTCGATTGATTCGACCGGACGCCACGGCAGCACGATCGTGCCGCGCTCCGCTACGGCAATCAGTACGTCGTGCGGCTTCCAGTCAAATGAGACCTTGTTACAGAAGGCCCGGATGATCGCAGAACCGTCGCGGAGGAGCGCATCCACCCGGGCCATTTCGACCTGGTTCAGGTTGCGGCCTAGCCTCGCCACGATGTCATCTGGCGAGGCGAGGCTAGGCAGCGAGCCCATGAGACCTCCTAGCTGGACTTGGTGGAGCGGCTGGACCTGGAGGTCGTACCGGAGTCTTCCGGAGCGGCAACCGCAGCCTGCTCTGTGGCCTCGCGCTCATCCAGGATTGCCTGCTCCCACTGGGAGCGGGTCATCAGCTGCTCGCCGTCCGCACCCTCAACCATCTGCGGGCCGGAGACCGGGTAGCCGGTCTTGACGTCGATTGCCGAGATCCCTGCCGGCGTAGCTCCGACCGGGAGGACAGCGCCGAACGGCCACCGGGCCGTGATCGCCTTGTTCGGCTCCATGATCGTGACCGGGTTGACGGTGGCGTACGCGAGGCGCATCGTCATCCGCATCGCCACGGAGTCCTGCTGCATCAGGTTCAGGATGACCTTGCCGGAATCGTCGGAGATCACGCCCTGGTCGAACATCTTGAAGCTGATGTCGCGCCGGATTCCGATCAGGGACTTGGTGAAGTCCCCCATCAGAAGCTCCGCGCCGGTCAGGCCGAAGTTCCACGAGCCGTTCTGGACCTCCGCTAGGGTGTAGCCGTACAGGCCCTTGCCGGTCGGGCTGGTCGTCATGTCCGGGTTGTAGATCGGCACGCCCTGCGCCGACCGGAGGCCGGAGAGCTTCCAGCTCATTCCCGGCATCGCCGCGAAGCCGTTGACCGTGTAGCCGGACTGGGCCATTGCCAGGCCCAGGTTCGATACGTCCACACCGAGGTCGGTACCCGCTCCCTCGACAACGACGTGGCCGGACTTGCCGGCACCCACGAATACCGCCTCACCCCAGGTGGACGGCTTGTTGAGACCCCAGAGCACAGCGGAGTCGATCAGCGCGCCCACGGCCTCCGTGATACGCGGCTGGACCTGGCCCCAGAGCGGAACGTCTGCATCGTCGATGTAGGCTTCCGGGATCGGAACGATACAGGCCAGCTCCTCCACGACCAGCACGACGTTCTTCCACTGCTGCTGCGTGGTCTGCTTCATGCCCGTGTCGCCACCGACCCAGTATGCGACCGGAAGGACGTCAAGCACGGGAAGCCGCTGGGTCTTGGACGAGAGCGGCGTGCTCGCCATGATCGACAGAGCCGCGCTCGCCTTCGGAGCTTCCTGGATGATCGCGTCGGACAGAGGCTGTGGGACCAGCGGGTCCGGTGCACCTGATGTCCGGGCTACTCCTGTGTTGTAGATCGGCATTGCTGCCTGGACCTTTCCGCGCTGAGCGCGGGTACGCTCGCGCTTACTCCGTATTACCAGTAACAAGGTCCCTGAACCACTGGTCCGGAGTGTTGGGCGTTCCGCCTCTGGCCGGCTGTGATCCTGGACGCATGGACTCGACGGGCCTGCGCCCAGGAGGACCGTTGCGGCCTCCACCTCCTCCGGGCTGGATCCCTCCATCGGTGATGGTGAATCCAGCCCTGGTGAGGATTTCTTCAACTCTCGCCTGAACGGTCGTTTCGATCTCTCCGGCGATAGCCTCTGCACGGTCGTTGATCTCATCCTCGGTGCCGCCACCGAGGTAATCGATCAGGCCGACTGGTAGGTCATGCGCGGCCGCAGCCATCACACGGGTATGGTCGGCGCGAGCCTCATCCCGTTCCCGCTCTGCTGTGGCCTGTGCTGACTGGGCCTTCTCAAGTTCGGACATCTGGGACTGCTTGAGCGTTGCCAGCTCCGTCGCGGCTGCCGAATTCTCCCGGGCTCGCCGCTCGTGCTTCCGGGCCTGAGTCCTCCAGTGAGCTAGCTGTTCAGCTAGCTTATCCGGATCTTGCTCATCATCGCCCTGCTGCCCCTGCTGGCCTTCCGGCTCCTCTGGATCTCCTGCAGATCCTTCCTGGCCCTGTGCAGGACCAGTCGGCTCCGGCGCTCCCTCACTCATGCGTCCTCCCTGCGTGGGTGCCCATGCCCACTATAAAGGCGAATTATAGACCTCTCCCGGCCGGGAGGGAAGCTCATCCCTTCCGGGCCTTCTTTGCTGCTGCCGCAGCCTGCTCGACTCCCGGAGCGTGGCCGGGCCATCCCCCGGTAGCACGCTTGTGAAGATTGGCGCACAGGCCTTTCACAACTCCCGGGCCGACGTACTTGGAAAGGTGGGAGACACACCGGTCGAAATCACCAGGCACGCCCCACCGGATCTGAGCCGCTCCCTTCCCTTCGGCCCAGTATACCATGAGCCTCTGGGTGGACTTAACATCCTGCGGGCTCACCTCGCGTCCTGCTACCATTACACTGCCTCCACCATGAGCGGCCCACAGTCGGCCGTCCTCCGCTTGCCTGTTACGTCCACACAGTCAACCCGCCACCAGTAGGACCCGGTAATGCCGGTGTTCGCAGCGGGGATATCGAAATGGGAGATCGTTGCCCCGGTGTTATCCGGGTCGGTCACTACATCGCTGTCATACGTCTGGACGGCCGGGTCAGAGTCGGCCGTGCCCTTATTCGGCTTGGTAAAGAATTCGGCGGTCATCCCGGTACCATCGCTGATATCCGGGAAGCGAGCCGTAACCACGACGTCATTCCCGCGTGGGAATACCAGTCCGGTCTGATCCATTAGGACACCTCCACACGAGGCCGCTCTACAACAACATTCGCCTTTGTGCTATTCAGGGTAACTCCGGCCGTCACCCGGTCAGTCTCGATGAGCACGACCGGCCGGATAACGGATATCGTAACGCGAGGTCCGGGCTCCACGATGACCACAGCCGTGATGTGATCAGGCAGGAGACCGGCGACGTACGGAGGCAGGACCCAGCCGTCAGCCCCAGAGCCGGTAGCCGCGAGCCCGGCCACCATGAGCACGGCCGTAACAGCTCCGTCGCCTCCGGAGCCGGTAGCCGACGATCCGGCGAGATAGCCGAGGACGGAGATGGCCCCTGCGGCCTCCGAGGTGGCAGCTGCCAGCCCGGAGACCGCGAGGATAGCCGTTACCGTCCCGGAGCCCGCAGAAGCCATCTGAGAGCTGCCGGCGAGTGTCCCTGCCGTACCGAGCGAGCCGGACGCGAGCGAGGCCGTTGAGCTGAAGCCGACAAGCTCCAGGACGTGAGCAACGATGACTACCGAGCCAGACCCGGCCGTAATTGTCGCAGAGGACCCGGCTAGCGGGGAGGTCCGGCTGATCGCCCCATCAGCGCGGCTCAGTGTGAGCGAGAGCCCACTCAGCCCCATGAGGAGGGTCACGGTCCCGGCCGCGAGCGAGGAGGACGCAGAGAGCCCGGACAGCGGTGTGAAGATCCCTATGGCGCCAGATCCAGCAGAGCCCGTAGCCGACACGCCGGCCAGCTGGTAGGTGATCGCCCCACTGACGATGGTCACCGTTCCGGAAGCCGATGAGGCCGTGACCGACGATCCGGCGAGCGGAGTAGTCCGGCCGATCGCACCAGAGCCCGTGCTGGCTGTCGAGGAGGAGCCGACAACAGCCATCGCCAGGACGATCGTCCCGTTGCCGGCTGTCGAGGTCGCAGAGCTTCCGGCGAGCGGCGTGAACCTCCCCACGGCTCCGGTCGCAAGAGAGGCCGTAGCGGAGGACCCGGCCACGATCGCCGTCATGACTACGGTTCCGGCCGCACTGCTGGCCGTCGCAGAGGAGCCCGCCACTGGCGTGAACCGGCTGAGCGCGCCGGACGCAAGAGAGCCGGTAGCAGAGGACCCGGCCAGGACCATCGTCAGGACTACCGTGCCGCTGCCTGCGCTCGCCGTCGCGGAGCTTCCGGCCACCCGGGCCTGAAGGCTGATCGTCCCAGAAGCAGAGCTAGCGGTCGCAGAGGACCCAGCTAGCGACATTTTCTGGATTAGCGCTCCAGACCCAGCCGACGCTGTATCCGAGAGCCCGCTCACCGCAGCCCGCAGACTGATTGCACCACTCGCCTGGGAAACGGTAGCACTCGTGCCGGATAGGATATCAGGCAGGAATGTAATGACGCCAATATCATATGCCGGGCTGCCAGAATTTGTGGCGCTAAATGTCTGCGAGCTAGCGGATGGCGCATTGAGGTAAGCACTGGTAATGACCGTGCCGGTACTGAAGTTCTCAATCAGGGTCCAGCTCAGTCCGGTCGGATTTGTAGAACCTGACTGGCTGATGCCGCCAATACACACTTCGCCCGTAGTGGTAAGCGCTCCGGTAGCGGCGGACATAGATGTGCCTGTACCACCATTACCGGCCGGATTCTTGTCCTTAGTCCAGACACCAGGAATGCCGATAATGGTAGCCCGGACGTTCTGGCTAGCCGACGGCTTAACAGTAAACGTATCGGCTGTAGTTAGCCCTTTTGAATTTGATCCCCAGGCAAATGCTAGCGTACGCTGTGCTGCCGATGAGGTAAACGGAGTCCAGACAGTACCCTTTGTATCGGTAACGGATGTCAGCGTAAATGATGCTGCTGCTATGCTGACAATAGCAACCAGCATATCCCCGGCTGCCGGAGCCGTCGTGACCGGAACGCTAAGTGATGTGGTAGCCGAAGCTGAGGAAGCGTGCCCGACAATGTACGGCACCGCCATGGCACACCTCCCTGCTATACCATCATTACAGCCGGATCGGCTCCGTTAGCCGCATCAGGATAACCGGCCGCATTCCTCCACGCTTGGCACATTCCTGGCAGATTGCCATTCCGCCAGCCGCGAGCGCGGCATGAACCGGGCACAGCCAGATATCCCGGGTATGCTCTATCACGCCACAGGCCCGTGAATACAGGCTTGCCGGAGTCGCGCCGCATTCCGTCTCTGGCGCAACGATAGCGCTACAGGGCCAGCTGCGCGGAACATTGAGGTCCGGGATGGCCGGACTCACCAGGAAGATCGGCACGTCACACCTGACAGATGAAGCCGACTCCGGCCGACCCGGTACCAGCCGCAGCCTGGAGCGAGTCCCCAATTGCCGGTGTACGCGGCGAGGCGAGGAGGAAGGATGCGATGGTGTTTGCGGAGGTCCCAGAGACTAGGGTGCAGAGGATACCCCAGTTACAGGTACCCGGAGCCGACGTGAACGGACCCCAGGTAATCTGCGCGGTGTTCCAGGCCTGGGACGGAGAGGCCGCTGTTGGGGCTGTGGGCCCATATGCCTGGCGAGCGTAGCCGGAGGCCGTGGCGTACTCGTTGATGGTCGCACCGGCCATCGTCGTCTCGGTGCTCTGGAGCGCTCCGACTGCCGTAGTCGAGAGGCCCATATAAGTCGCAGCCGGTGCTGGGCTCTGGACCTTGAGGAGTACCGCGTTGAGAGCCTGCTGCTCCGCGTACTGGAACAGCTGACCTGCGCTGAGAAGCGTCATTTCCTGTCCTCCCTAGACCGGATGGAAACTCGACTCAAACAGAGCCGGGTCGATTGTCGTGATACGGTTAATGCCGACCGCATCGGTCCATTCGATAATGGGCCATGCGGAGTCGTCATCGTTCTGGAGGAATATGACCTCCTGACCGTCCTTGAGATCCAGCTCAGTCATCTCAGCCGTCAGCGGCTGGCCTAGTGCCGCTGCCCCGAATCCCATTCCGGACTCGTGGCTATAAATATACCTGTCCCCTGATTCCATTCCGTCCTCCTATTTCCAGCTGTCCGGTATATCGGCATACCAGCCTCGCGCTCGTGCTACCCTTTTGATATACGCTCGTATCCTGGCGTGCTCCTCTGGTGTATTTGGCCGGGCTCTCCCCACCGAGGTGATAGCCGACGCGAGCGAGTCCTCACCCGTCCGGCGCTTAATCGGGAAGCGCGGAGCGTCCGACTGATTGCGCTGCGACGGAGGCAGAGCCCGCCCCTGGGCCTGTAGCCGTTTCCGTTCCTCGATGTTCGCCATGACTACTCCAGTACTGATCCCAAGCGGTCCTGGCGGCCGCTCCTCGTGTTCCATTTGTTACTTCGCCCCACGCCCGGGACAGCTCCGCGTTGACGGACTTCTGTCCCCGGAATACCGGACGGCCGACGCAATGACAATGATCGTGCGCCCGGAAGCCAGCCGTGGCCGCGCTGTAGACTCCTCCACGGCCGGCCAGCATCGAGCAGAAGCCGCATGCCCCGGCTTCTATGACCCGCTCCCATCCGGCCGCTGCCCCATCGGCTCCAGCCGCACGCACGATCGTCTCCCGGCCGCCATTCAGGACTAGCCGCGTGCTAGCTCCCCGGAGTGCATCCCGGGCCATATCGGAAGCCTGCGGCGCTTCCGTCTCTTTGAGGAAATGAAAGAAGCTACCGGCTCCCATCGAGTTAACAACCCGGATTAGCTCCTCCGGCCTCAGCTCCACTCCCGGAACGTGAATGGAGGGATACCCGGCCGTCACCCTAGCATGCCCGTAGAACTGGGATGCATTCGCCGCGCTCGCCTGGTAATGAGTCGCGACTACTCCCTGTATCAGCGGATTGAGATTAGCCCAGGTATCCGCGAAGTGAGCCGGGTGGATATACCGGGACCAGAGATTGACGACGGCGAGCGCAGCCCGGGTCGCAATCGACTGCTGTGCGTTCTGGTACCGGGACAGGAGGAGACCTCCGGCTGCCTCCCTAGGCACCGGCATCCCGGGAATGGGCGGTGTCGTCATTCAGCCGGCCTCCCACCCGGGCCTAGCGGAGGATTCGCCGGTGTGCCTCCCGGAGCGCTCTGCCCCGGAGGAGGCCCAGCAGGCGGTGGGCCACCGGGAGTCGGCGGCACACCCTGGGAGGCCGCAACCGCCTGCTGAACCAGCTGCTGGGCTTCCTGGCGCTGCTTAGCAAGACGCCAGTTCGCAACCGTCTCCTGAGTCACTCCAGGTATCATGGCCCATAGCTCCTCCTCCGGTACGCCAAGCATCTGCGCTGCCTTGGTGAGCCCGTCCATCGTCGCGCCGAATGCCCGTGCGCTGGTATCGCGCCAGACTACCACGCCAAAAAGATCGTTCCAGCCTTCCTTGTCTCCGCGAGCCAGCGACTCCAGCCGGAACACATTCCGCCAGGGATCGGTAAGATTCGACTTCAGCTCATCCACATGACGGTCCTGGCCGTCCTTTGCGGCCGCGAGCGACTCAGCCGAGAGGTTGGCGACCTGGCCCAGAAGGTAGTACGGAGGCACCTGGGAGATTGTCGACATATGGCGGATGCCATCCTCCCGGACTCCGGAGTATGGCGCGAGCGCGGTCTCACCGAATTCCCCAAACTTGGATGTCGCATCCTCGGCAGCCCAGACCCTATCGACCCCAGGCTGGAACGGAGCCTGCGCCCGGCCTTCCTCATCGACCGGAGCCATTCCCGTAACCCAGCGCTGCCGGAACGCCGCAAACTGAGTCGAGATCATCAGATTGAACGTGTCGAAGTTGATCTGGTCCTGGATCGGCATCAGCGGTTCGATCTCGCCCTGGCAGTCCTCCTCGCCGTCGAGGTCTGACTCATACAGGAACCGGACCACGGGGCAGACTCCGAGGTCGTGAGAGCTAATCGGGCTCTGGCCGTTGAGGAGTGGGTCATCCGGGTCGGCTATCCGGAAGCTTTTCTGCTGATCGACCTTAGCCCCGGCCGTACCCTGGAGAATGTACCGGGTTGCCTCATCGTACACCGATACATACGCCTGGGACTTCCCTCCCGGAAGGTTCACCATACGGACCTCGATGGCAAACTGCGGCCATTCATCATCAACCTCGTCAGCATAGAATGCCGTCATCCGTCGCGGGCTGACCGGCCGGATAACCGGAACATCGGCCGACTGCTCTTCATCAGTCGACATCGACCCGGGAAGCACGACCACATAAGCGGAGCCCAGCTTGATAACCGACCGGTGAACCCCATGCTGCCGGCTAATCATGCGATTCGCCCGGAAGCTCTCCCAGCCCGGCTGCGGCCGCTGTGGCGCCATTAGCTCGTTGACCGTCTCGCCGGACGGCCGGTACCCGTCAACATGAAGGTTCTGGCTAATCACCGAGACAACCAGCGGCAGGAAATTCCGCCTGGCCTTCTTGGCAATCCAGCGGTATTCCGCATTAACACCCTTGGGCGTATATGGCGGGTCCTGGAATCCTCGCACATACCGGCTGACACGACGGAGCCGGGTCTGCTCGGCTTCCCGCATATTGAGAGCGCTAACGGTTAGCTGGACGACATCATCCGGGTCGATTATCATTAGCTGAAGCTCCAAACACGCTGTCCGGCCTTCTTGGTTGCGGCTTCCTTACGCTCTTTGTACTTTTTACTAGCCAGGACTAGACGGCGAGCGTGGCGCGCAACAATCATCGTCACGCCACCGTCAATCTTGTTGTGAGACTTCGGGCTCTCTTTGCCGACCGATATGCCCCACCTATTCGGCCGTCTCCGCATATTGATAACGTGTCGGCCTAGGTCGGAGTCGCCGTCATGTACGAATCCCGGAGGTACGCTCTCAACCTCGGACAGAACCATCTCTGCGGCCTGGGTAAACTCTCCGACGTGCGACCGCATATCCCAGGCTACTGGCTGCGGGTCGCGTCCTCCGGGAACAGCCCAGACATCCAGCGTTTCCTCAAACCATTCCCGCCAGGTTATCTTGGTCGACTGCTCCCATTCCTTAACATCCGCAAAGAAGGCACAGACATTCCAGCGCTCCCTGGCCGCTGCGATGGCCGCATGGACCTCGTCAGCCGGAATGTAGCGGCTACCTCTCGGCTCCCATATTCCCAGGCTGAATGTAAAGCCGGTCTCAATATGGCAGCCAACAATAGCAGTCGCGTCCTCTACCCGGCTGCCGTCAAAGGCCATTGCGATATCGTCACCGTCATTGATGTAGAAATCCGGCCGTGACATCCGGGCCCAGAGCTGCTGAGTCGTCCACGCGTCCTCCGGGCTCTCCGGCCAGTTGAGGTAGAAACGCTTGCTAACGTCCAGCTTGGTCTTCGGGCTCAGAATCCTATTCTCAACAATATCCTCCGGGTCAACCCAGTAGGCATCCCCATAGGCAAACTCAACGGCCTTCCGGATAGAAGCCGGGTCCTCAAAGTCAATCCCCGGAGGAGCCATCCTCGCATCGTACAAGATACGGCCTTTGCCTTTGAGCTTCCCTTCCTCCTGATCGACCCAGGCATCAAAGGTTGTCTCTGCGACCGTTTCCTTCCCGGGCTCCCAGGCATTGCTCGTCTCAAGGATTCTGTTGCCGGACTTGCCGACGTTCCGGTCCATAACCTCCGCGAGAGCTACGCCGCCATTGGACGGCGTGAAGGATTCCGTCTGGTCCAGGATCGCAAATGTAGTCCGTGCGCCTTCCTCGGTAGTCGGGCTGCTCGTAATCACCATTAGCTCGCCGCCACCGGGAACATGGAATACCGTCCGGCCTGCCTCAATCTCATAGTCGCGGAGGAGCCGCGAGCCTTTCGGCAGGAGAGCCCGCACCATCGTCATAGTATTGATATTGGCCTGGTCGTGCGAGGTCGCGCCGATCTGGACCAGCGGCATGGAGACCTTCTTGCCGATGCACCCACCCGGAGCGCTGGGGTCCCACCGGTGGAACCGGACAGGCGCGAGCAGCTCAATCAGGGAGAGCACGGCCGCAAACGGCGACTTCCCGGCACCTTTCGCCCAGCGCCGGACTCCGTGGTAATACCACCATCTGGCCCGGTCATCCAGCGCATACCACCAGAGGATAAACCGCACCTGGGACTCGATAAACTCCCAGCGCTCGCCCGCATTCGGCCCATCCGGCTGCCTGAGGTATTTGGTCGCCCAGTGAATAGCCTCCCACCCTAGGGTGAGCGGTGGTATTCCCTCCGGTAGGGTTACCAACCTATCCCGTGGCGCTACATCCACTAATAACGACCCCTCAGGTACGATTGCTGATTCTTGCGAGCCCGGTTCGCTAGCTCAATTGCCACGTCTCGCGGAATGGTGACCTCGGAGCCGGACGGAACCTTGATTGTTATCCGGGTGTCTCCGGCCTTGAGATCGGCAAGGACGGAATCCAGCCGGGTCGCCACAAGGTCCTGCGGCGTGTAGCTGATTCCCTCCTCGCGGAACGATGACTCCACGGCACTGATCTTCTTGTCGATATTCACAGATGCGGTCGGAGCCTCGCGGAACTGGTTCACCCCAGGAGTAGAGCGCTTACCATCCCCGGTATCGACAGTGATGCCGTACTTATCGGCCTTGATTACCTTCCCGGACTTCCCGGCATCTATTCCGTGAGTTATCTCGACAGTCCTACCGAGCCATTTGGCACGAGCGGCCTCATCAAGATTCTGCCGGCCTACAATATCACGCCGGTACGTTTCCGAGGTCGGCTGCTTATGCGCCCCACCCTTGGGCGGTGTGGCTCCTCCGGCGAGGTCCGGCCTGCCTACGCCTACACCTGCGGCCGTATTCCGGGTAACCCCACCACGGCCGCTCGCCTTGTTCTCTGCCTCCATCCGGGCCTTTTCTCTGGCCTGGATCCGTCCGGCTAGCTCATGCGCGGCCGCAGTATTCCCTCCGCGAGCCACCATCTCCTGGAGCTTGTCATCCGGAGTCTGTGCGTACGGCCTCTCATCACCTTGTGGGGCAGAAGGCTTGCGAGTAGCCGGCATTCTGTTTGCCTGGATCGCACGCTCCCGGGCCTCGGTATGCGTGATATCCCTCCGGAGCCAGCCGCTGGCTTCTTTGTCCCAGACCCCATAATGCGTCTTGTCGGCATTCGGCTCGCCAGTGAGCTTGACAACGTAACGGCCGGTCGATTTGCCGGCCATTTCCCGGACGGCCTTATCAGCAGCCGCATTCCGTGCTCCTCCGGCTTGCTGTGCCGCTCCTCCGGCCTCGTGGTGCTTTCCCTCATGGAGAGCGCGAGCGGCATGCTCCGGCGAGTCGTACAGCCTGGTGTCCCGGCCTTTGTCTGTCTTCAGGCCGACCCGGTATCTGTCCTTCTGGGTCCGGTCAACGCGGTGGCCGCCAATCGTCCGGCCGGTGCCTTTTGGTAGGTTCCGGACGTGGCCCTGGATCTCCTCATGGCTCCGGCCGGAGGTCGCCTCTTTCGCCATGCGCTTGAGCGCAGCTCCACCCTTGGTCCATTTCCCATGGGGGTCGCGTAGCTCTCCACTTACATCGTGGACCACGTTAGCCATTGAATCGCCTTTCCTCGCCTAGGGCAAGTATAGCGCGGAGCGGCTAGTAATAGCTGATAACGGCAGAGACCGGTGGCGCTCCGGTTCCCAGGCCGATCACGTTGCACCGGGCATACCGGCGCGTATGGTTACTCCCGGCATAAGCCCAGTCGGTGCCCTGTGCGCGGCACTGCTCCGTCCAGGTTGAGCCGTCCGGACTCGTCTCCAGGGCCACGACCGCATCGGAGGCCGGGCTGAGCTTCTTGAGGTTGAACTGCCGGTACGTCTTGCCCACCCCAGCGTCAGCCGGGGTGTACCCGACCGTCGCGGTGATGGGCCCTGCGGTAGCCGTCGCGGGCTGGCTCATCGTGAAGCTGACTCCAGCCGCGACGGAGAGAATGTAGGAACCGGCCGGGATGCCGGCACCAGATACCGGCTTCCCGACATCGCCTGCGACCGCAGCAGCGTCGGTAACAACCGCACTCCCATTCGTGGTCCCGGCCGCTGCGTCGGCTCGCGTAGTGACTGCCCCGGTAGCGACTGCCGTAAATCCCTTGCTTGCCATCCTGCTTCCCTTCCTATGCCCCGCCACGACCGGCGAGGTACCTCCGGAGATTTGCCTGAACCTGGCTAGATGGACCCGGGCCGGAGCCCGGCAGAATCGGTGCTAGCGGCGTACGGCCTTCAGGAGCCCGCTGCCCGGCTGCCGCCCCGGCCGCTACCGCGCTAGCCCGGGAGGAGGCCGCATGCGCTCTCTGGGCCTCCTGAGAGCGCAGGAGAGCCTGTGCGCGGCGTACCTTCGCGAGCGCGGTTCGCTTCTGGGCGGCCATAAGCCGCAGGGCCAGGTCGTGCTCACGCTTCTGGGCCCGCTGCTTTGGCGTCAGCCGGGCCTGGGCCTGTGCCTGGACCGTCCTCTGCGCCAGGACCTTCCGGGCCTGCGCAAGGGCAGCCGGAGTCGGCCGTGGGGGAGCGGCTGCCTGGGCGGGCTGGGTTCCTGGGCCGGAGAACTTACCGGCCTGGCGAGGCTGAGCCGGGTTGTAAGCCATCGACCACAACCCCTAGCCGTCCCTGCCACCTGATCACAGCGTCATCTGCGGCATCCTCGTCAGCGTCCTGGGGATCTGGCTCATCCAGCTCAATCCGGGCTCGTTTCCGGTCAGAGATCGTCGCGCCCAGCCTGGCGCTGAGCCGCTCAAAGACGGCGAGCGTGCTTGCGTTGTAGGTCCGGAGGAAGATGTCATAGGCCTGGGCAGCTGCGACGGCCGTGGCCCAGTCGCTCGCCTCATAGAACTGGCTCTGGCCGGAGAGCCGGAGGCTGTTGTACCACGACCGGCTGATCGGCAGCCAGGCCGGGCTCGCCTCCGGGATGGGAATCCCGTGGCGCATGGTATGGCCGCGAGCAACAGCGATAAACGCTGGGT